ACCGTTCCCGGTCGGCTGATGGGCCTGTCGCCGGTGCAGCAGCAGGCCGCCACGCTCGGTCTCACGCTCAGCGCTACCCGCTTCGGCCTCGACTGGTTTACCGAAGGCGCCCACCCGTCGGCGGTGATGCAGTCGAAGTCCCGCAACCTAGGCCCCGATGGCGCGACGACCGCGAAACAGCGGTTCATGGCGGCGATCCGCGGCCGTGAACCCGTGGTGATCGATGGGGACTGGCAATACACGCCAATCCAGATCAACCCCGAGGAGTCCCAGTTCCTGGAGACCAACAAGTTCTCGCAGGCCCAGGTCGCGCGGATCTTCGGCCCGGGAATGGCCGAAATCCTCGGCTACGAATCCGGCGGATCATTGACCTACTCCACTGTTGAGGGACGCTCGCAGCACCTGTTGGTGTACGCGCTGAACAAGTGGATGCGCCGGGTCGAACGTGTGCTCAGCTCGATGCTGCCGCGTGGTCAATGTGCTCGTCTCAATCGCTCCGCCCTGCTGGAGCCGACCGTGCTCGACCGGTGGCGCGTCTACCAGATTCAGCTTGCTACCAAAGCGCGGGCGATCAACGAGGTGCGCGACGACGAGGACTGGACGCCCGTGCCATGGGGCGAACAACCAGCCGTGTCGATGCCCACTCAACAGCCGGCCGATCCCGACCCGAACGAACCGATGGGAGACCCCAGTGCGAAGTAAGGCTGAGCGGGCTACCCGCGGCGGCACCGAACACCGCGCGTACCCGGTGCGACTGGAGGTCCGGGCGGCTGGCTCCGAGCAGGCCAGAATCGAGGGCTACGCGTCGGTCACCGAGGCTCCGTACGAGATGTACGACTTCCTCGGTAGCTACACCGAGCTGGTCCGCAACGGCGCGTTCGCCAAGACCCTGGCGGAGAATCCTCAAGTTCAGCTGCTACTTAACCACGGCGGCCTGTCCATGGCCTACACCCGAGCCGGGACGCTGCGCCTGTCGGAGGACTCTACCGGCCTACACATCGCCGCTGACGTCAACACCACCCGATCCGACGTGCGCGACATGGTCTCGGCGCTCGCCGACGGCAACGTCGACGAGATGTCGTTCGCGTTCCGCGTGCCGGCCGGGAAAAGCCAGTGGTCCCCGGACTACGACCAGCGCGACATCCTCGAGGTGGACATCCACCGCGGCGACGTGTCGGTGGTCAACTTCGGCGCGAACCCGGCCACGACCGCGGCGGTGCGCGCCCAGGACCTCGACCAGATGGACGAGGCCGCCGCCCGCGAGCTGTATGAGCGGCTCGGCCGCAGGCTCGCACCCCAGTCTCAGCTCGGCCCCGCGCTGGAGCTGTTCGCAGCCGAGATCGCGCTTCTCGGCTGATCTTGCCCGCACGGCAAGCCGGACCCCGAGCCGGAGCCACATGAGGCCACCACTCGGCGGCACCACTCGCGCGACGCGGGCGCGACCCATTCAACAAACGAACCGAAAGGGGCCTCCATGTTGGAGTACCTTCGCGCGCAGCTTGTCCAGCTGCGCGAGCGGCGGGCCGCGCTGCGTGCCGAACTCGACGCCGTCATCAGCGGCGCCCGGTCGGCAAGCCGCGACCTGACCGACGACGAGCAGGCTCGCCTCGTCGCGGGAACCGAGCAGCTGCGCAAGCTCAACGGTGACGAGGACGGCCTGAATAGCCAGATCCGCGAGGCGGAGGAGACCGAACACCGCGAGCAGGTCGCGGCGGGCGCCCGCGCCGAGTCCGGCCAGGTGGGCGAGCACCGCACCGGCGGCGCCGTGGTCACCAGTGAGCCGCAGGTGTACGGCAACGGCTCCGGAAACTCCTACTTCCACGACCTGGCCAAGGCGCAACTGCGCGCCGACTCCAGCGCCGCGGAACGCCTGCAGCGGCACGCCGCCGAACTACGGGTCGAACTACCCGCCCGGGAGCGGCGCCGCGAGGAGCGCGCCCAGCGGGAGATGGACGGCATGGGCACGGCCGAGCGCTGGCACGAGGAGCAGCGCAGCCGCGTGTTCGAGAAGCGGGTCAACCCGAACCGGACCGACGGCCAGGGCGGCTACTTCGTGCCGCCGCTGTGGCTGATCGACCAGTACATCGACCTGCCGCGCTTCGGTCGGCCGATCGCCAACGCCGTGCGCAACATGGCACTGCCGGGCGGCACCGACTCCGTGAACCTGCCGAAGGTCGCCACCGGCACGTCAACCGCCGCGCAGACCGCCGATGGTGCCCCGGTGACCAGCACCGACATGACCGATACCAGCGTGTCCGCATCGGTCTACACGGTCGCCGGCCAGCAGGACGCGTCCATGCAGCTACTCGACCAGTCCCCGGCGCCGGGCTTCGACGAAATCATCTTCGCCGACCTACTCGCCGACCTCGCGGTTCGGCAGGACGTGTACGTGATCAACGGCTCCGGGACTGCCGGGCAGCCGACCGGCATCCTCAACGTCAGCTCGCCGAACGCGATCACCTACACGGACGCGTCGCCGACGCTGCCGGAGATGTACGTGCCGTGGGTCCAGTCGGTCTCCCAGATCTTCACCAACCGCAAGCGGCCCGCCACAGCCACCTTTGCGTTGCCGAAGATCTGGTTCTGGGCGACTGCCGGTCTCGATACCACAAACCGGCCGCTGATCCAGCCGTCACAGGAGGCGCCGTTCAACCCCATGGCCTTACAGACCGGCGAAATCGCTGAGGGCCCGGTCGGCAAACTGACCGTCGGCACACCGGTGATCCTCGACGGCAACATCCCGGAGAACCTCGGCGCCGGCACCGACGAAACGCGGATCATCACGCTACGCACCTCCGACCTGTACCTGTGGGAGGGCGCGATCCAGACCCGTGTCCTCACCGAGGTGCTGTCGGGGACGCTGCAGGTCCGCTTCCAGGTGTACCGGTACGCGGCGTTCATGGCCACCCGGCTACCGAAGGCGATTTCGATCGTCTCGGGCACCGGCATGATCCCGACCTCCGGCTACTGACCGGCGGCATGATCATGTCTCACGATCTCATCGCGGAACTGCGGGCGTACCGGGACGAGCGGTCCCGGTACGCCCGGGATGGCCGCGCCGAGCGGGCCGCGGCAGCCGGCGCAGAACTTGCGCGCGTGGCCGCGGCGATCAGCGTCGAGGCCGACATGCTCGACGCCAAGGCCGCCGGCCACGCCGACGACGGCCAAGACGTGCTCGCCGCCCAGGCCCGGACCGCCGCGAAAAGGCTACGCGCCGCGGTCGCCGAGGTGGGCGAACTGGCCAACGCCACCAAGAAGCGCCCTACCCGGCGATGAACTACGTCGACCTCGCCACGCTGAAGGCCCACCTCGGCGTCACCACCACCTCAACCGACGACCTACTCAACCAGACAATCCACACCGCCTCCCGATGGATCGACCGACACTGCGGCCGACGCTTCCACACCGACGCCGGCACGACGCGGGTTGCTGTCGTGCCACTACAGCACCGCGTCATTCCCGACCCCTGGTCCGACCCCGGGCAGTCACAACTGCTCGTCGACGACATCGCCACCACCACCGGGCTGACAGTCGAACTCGGCAGAGCCCCGTCCACCTGGACCAGCTACACCAGCTGGTACGCCGACGACCCCAAACCGGGCTGGCCCGTGACCGTCCTACGGGGCACCTGGTCAGGCACCCACACCCGGATCACCGCCGTATGGGGATGGCCCGCGGTCCCCGACGAGGTCACCCAAGCCGCACTACTCCAAGCGGCACGGCTGCACCAACGCCGGTCCAGCCCCGAGGGCATCGCCGGGTCCGCCGACTGGGGCGCGCTGCGGGTGACCCGCATCGACCCCGACGTGCACGCCCTGCTCTCCCCGTTCGTCCTGCCCGCAATCGCATAGGGAGCAGCCGGTGAACCTCACCGACGTGATGCGCGACATCGCCGCCCGACTCGCCACCATCGACGACTCATGGTCGGTCTACCCCTACCCGCCAGGCACCGTGTCGGCGCCGGCCGCGGTGGTCTCCTACCCCGACACCTACACCTACGACGCCACCTACGGCCGCGGCAGCGACGAGCTGACCCTCACCGTCGCCCTGGTCGC